TCATCGCCGGGCGCGAGGTGACCGTCGATGAAAGCCGCCGCGCCTAAATTGTTCACGCCGAAGCCCATTCGCGCCAAACGCGTCGACCGCGAAGGCCTCGAACAGGCTGCGCTGATCACTGAGCTTCGCATCCGCATGCCTGAAGTTGCCGAGCTTATCTACCACGTCCCCAATGGCGGCCACCGACTGAAGAAAGTCGCAGCCGAGTTGAAAGGACAAGGCGTCGTCGCCGGCGTCCCCGACCTGGTGCTGACCATGGCGCGCGGTGGGTACTTCGGTCTGTACATCGAATTCAAGGCGACACCGCCCAATGCCGCTGCCGTCTCGGACAGCCAGCACAAGTGGATTCGCAAACTGAACGAGCAAGGCTATCTCGCAGTGGTGTGCCGTGGGCACTTCGACGCGATGGAGCAGATCCGCGCCTACTTGCGACTCGCTCCTACTGTGGTGGCCGCATGAATCAGCCAAAGACTCTGTCAGTCACCCTTTCCGATGCGGAGATTCGCCGGCATGCCGCCACTGAGGTGCGTGATCTGCGGGACGCTCGCCAGCCCGCCTTTCGGTTTCGTTACAAGCTGGACCGCACCAAAGGGTCTTGGTACTTGGTCGTGGGCAGCACTTGGAACAAGATCGCGAACTATCCAGACCTGAACACCAAGCAGATGCTTGCGGCATTGCCCTCAGTCCGCACGCGTCTGGTCACTCAGCCAGAATCAGGCACAGCGATCGGCACTTGGTCGACCGTTGGTGAGCTTCTGGCATGGTTCGACGACAGGATGGGGCGTGACCGCAATCTTTCAGCCAAGCGCAAGACCACTGCGCGATCGGTGATGAGTAAGCACCTGCGGCCTCGTCTCGGAGACCTACCGTTGGCCGGCGTGAACAAATCTGAGATCGATCAGCGCCTGATGTGGCCCCTGCAGGCCGAGTTGTCGCTCGAGTACTTGCGGCTGATCTTTCGTTTGCTGGTGTTGGCATTCCGCCAGGCTGCGCGCCTCGGGTTGATCGAAGACAACCCCATGAACGCGATTCGCTTCAGCGATTTCTCTAAAACCAAAATCAAGCCCAAGGCGGCGCGCCTGCGGGACGTTCAGGTTGAAGAAGTGCTGACCGGCCTGGCCAACAAGTTCAACTCAGCCCCGGCAGACGCAATGCTGGCTTTGATGATGTTGTGCCACGGCTCACGTGCTGGTGAAACGCGTATGGCCGAGTGGTCTGACTTCAGCTTCGAGGAACGTCAGTGGCATATCCCAGCAGAGCACACGAAGACTCGCTGCCAATTGACCCTCCCGCTCACTGAGCAGGTTTGCGCCTTGCTGAAGCGTTACCACGCTGCGCAGGCGGCCACAGGCTACCAGGGCAAGTATCTGTTCCCTTCACGGGGCGGCAAGCCGCTGACCGATAGCCAGGCGTGCGCTGTATTCACTCGGCTGGCCCAGGGTGAGTGGACGAGCCATGACCTGCGCAAGGTGGCGCGGACTGGCTGGGTAGATCTGGGCGTGGACTTCCTCATTGGCGAGCTGCTGCTGAACCACGCGATGGGCCACAACGTACAGGCGTACATCCACACATGGGTAGAGGCAGGCAAGCGGGAGGCGCTGGAGAAGTGGCACGAGTGGTTAGACGGGCGTGGGTTTAGCGCAATCCACACCATTGCAGAGCCATTATGCGAAGTTTCACGCATTCCCGCGCAGGCCACGGATTGCGCGGCCTCTAGCCAATTCAACGACAAACCATAGGCGAGGTTTAAAAATGATGAAAAAGCAGATTAACCCCGCCTTCTCCCTTGGTGGCATCAGCATCAGTCATTGCCCAGGGCTGGACCGCAGGGACGTATCGATGGTCTGCGATTGCGTATATGACGACTGCCGGATTCTTGAAGTCTCTTTGAATGACGGCAGGGGCTTTCGCATCGACAGTCGGACATCGAACATCGATATCGACGAGGTCTTGTTCTGGCTCAAGGGGGGCAAATGAAGAAGGAACACGGTCCAGCCTTCCGAGCCGCTCAACTGGACCTGGCTATGTGCTCAGTCTGCAAAGGCAAAGCGGTGGTTAAGGGCGTCTTTCACGACTTGGCCTGCGTGCAATGCAACGCTTCAGGCTGGGTCACTGCCGAGACTGGCGAAGTACTGCCGCTGGAAGTGCTGGTCACTCAATTGAGCGTTCGACTTCAAGCAGCCGAAGAACAGATCGCCAAGCTTCATTGCTTCAAGCCTGCTGGTGGGCCTGAGGCTGCATACGAACAGAACAACCGCCGCGGTGCCGGCGGATCGAACTTCACAGGGGATTGATCAATGGCCAGAACAAAAAGCTTCACCGAGCGGACATCGGAAGACCTTTTGGAGCATTGGGGCCGTTGGGTGGTGTTGGGCTCGGGCGTGTCCTGCTGTGCATCTCGCGAGAACACCCTGCACACGCCGATGATCACCGATGACGATGCGTTGATGATTGACGGCCTGATGGGTCGTTTATTGAAACGATACCCAGAATGCGGGAACGTGCTGATGAAGTACTACACCGCGCGGGACAAGGCCCTCGTCGACGTAGGCAAGAAATTGGGCTTCGGTGAAGAGAAGACCAGGCAGCTTTGGAAGGCCGGGATCGCATGGATCGATGGGGCTTTGGATATTCGTAGAGAGGCTGCTTGACAGGACCGGGGCCGGTATATAGATTTCAGTTACTTTGCGGTTTTTCCGCGAGCAAAGCCCGACCCTGAGTTGGGCTTTTTGCTTTCTACAGTTCTTCGAGCCTCGGCATTTGCCGGGGCTTTTTCGTTTTCGGCTCCACCACACCCATTGCTCCGAGCTGGGAGTGCTGCTGGAGCTGATTCAAATATAGTCATGCAGAGTCGGAGTCGAGCGCATGGATCTTTTGCATCGCCCATTCGACAAAGCTGAATGGCTTATCGCTGGCTTGATTGGTGCCATTGTCGCCAGCTGGTGGCATAAAGAAGACCTCACTGATTGGCGAGCCTGGGCAATCTTCTTGGTCACTGGAGTGGCTTGCTCTCTGTACCTGACAGGCATGGTCAGCGCATACCTCGGCGTTACTGAGCCGAGCATCGTCGCCGGCATCGGTTTTCTGCTTGGCACTTTCGGCGGCTCCCTCCTAGCGGCGATCAATCGCGCCATCAAGGCCGCTGACCTCTGGGCGATCATTCGCCAGCGGTTCGGCGGAGGTAATCCACCATGAGTTACGAACTGATCAACTCCATCGCCTGCGGCCTTATAGCGCTTTGGGCAACCTGGTGCGTGCTTAGCGGTAAAGTGAAAGACGGGATCCTCGGAAAGCTCATCTACGCTGCGATCGCCATCAGTGGCTACGTGGTGATGACACGAAGCCAAAACATCTTCTTTGGCCCGACCACTGCCGGTTTGACGCTGCATGTGTCGCTAGCTCTTGCCGGTGTTCGGCACGTCTTCATGGTTACTTGGTGGTTGAGGGTGAAGGCCTGGCTATGCCGCACGCTCAACTGCGAGCACTGCATGGGATGCGATAAGCCACACTCTACAGACCACAGAAAAAGCTGATTTAGTAGAGGTCACTTGTGGTCAGAATCGACGCTCGCCCTAATGTTCAGGAGCTTTCGAAAGCGTTTCGAGAGCTGGACAGCAAGCAGCTTCCATTCGCGATGGCGTTGATGGCCACTCGATTGGCGATGCTCGTAAAGAAGGGCGAGTTGTCAGTGATGCGGGCTCGCCTTGATAGGCCAACCGCAACGACGATGAACAGCCTATATGTGAAGGTCGCAAAGAAGGGCAACCCCGAGGCGCGCACCTTCTTCAAGGATGCCTGGACTTCAGGTGTTCCCGCTGACACGTACCTTCAGCAGCCAGTCAAAGGTGGTCGCCGCCCACACAAGCGCTTCGAAAAGGCGCTTATCGCTCGCGGGATCATGAAGTCCGGACAGTACGCAATCCCGGCAGCATCAGCGCTCAATCAGTTCGGCAACGTCCCTCGCGGCACGATCATGAAGATTCTGTCGGGGCTGGGTGCAGCCGAGACGGTAAGTGGTGTGCAGGCCAATGCCAGTGACAGCAAGCGCAGTAAGCGCAAAGGCAACGCGCAGAAGTATTTCGCGGGTGATGTCGACGGGACACAAGGCATATGGGAAAGGAAGAAGACAGGCTTCGGTGATGCTGTTCGACCTGTCTTCATCTTCAGTGACGGCGAACCTGGGTATCGAGTGATCATTCCGTTCTACAAGATCGCGGACAACATCGTGAAGGCGAACCGAGCGAAGGAATTCGCCAGCGCGATGGATCAGGCACTGTCGACAGCCCGGCGCTGACCAGCAAGGGTAGGGGGCCCCCCCCCCCTTTGGGTCCTTCCGGGGACCCACACCCCTTGCGGGTAATTCGGGCCCCGCCCATCAAATATGTATGACCTTTTTCCCACGGTTGGTTGTTGTTTAATCATGGCCAAAAACGAAACAACCAAACAGCGCGGGTGGTTGAACAAATCCGATATGGCTTCGAGCCTCGGGATTTCT